CACGACTTTGCCGCCCTGTCCACATCTTAGATGTGAAACACGGTTACCCTTACAAATGGAACGTCAATGCTGAACCCCCGTTCTCAACTGACGAATACTTCCTCTCAAAACGTAAGACATTTGGCGAGTTCATCCGCATGCACGAATACGAACACATCGATAAAGACGACTTCTTCAGACGTCACCCTAACCAAGAATCCCATGATCTCTTGCGTACCACCGTTCCTCCCAAATTTGGATATATGAAATCCATGATTTTCTCTTGGACCAGGCGCTGGCACCACATCATCAAGGATGGTTTCCGTGAAACCTCAGGCTTACAAACCACTGGATATTTCTACAATCGCTTTATCTTTCCCATGCTACTACATACCAAAACCGCTATCGTCAAAAAGGACGATCCTAACAAGATGCGCACCATATGGGGCGTCTCTAAACCATGGATCATTGCTGAAACAATGCTTTACTGGGAATACATCGCTTGGGTTAAACACAATCCCGGCATTACACCAATGCTTTGGGGTTACGAAACTTTCACAGGTGGTTGGTTCAGACTGAACCATCAACTGTACTGTGGACTGCTCAAACAGTCTTTCTTAACTCTCGACTGGTCACGTTTCGACAAACGTGCCTATTTCTCACTTTTGCGTCGAATCATGCATACCACCCGTACTTTCCTCACCTTCGAAGAAGGCTACGTACCGACGAAAGCTGCACCCACCCACCCTCACTGGGACCACAACAAAACCATCAGACTTGAACGTCTCTGGATGTGGACTCTCGAAAATCTTTTCGAAGCACCTATTATCTTACCAGACGGTAGGATGTACAGGCGCCACTTTGCCGGAATCCCTTCTGGCTTGTTCACAACACAATTGTTGGACTCCTGGTATAACTACACTATGCTCGCAACCATTCTGAGCGCTTTAGGCTTCAATCCTAAACAGTGCATCATCAAAGTGCAAGGCGATGACTCAATCATCAAATTGCAAACACTGATACCTCCTGACAAGCACGACTTGTTCATGAAGGAATTAGTATCACTTGCTGATCACTACTTCAAGGCTATCATTAACGTGAATAAATCTGAAGTTCGCAACTCACTCAACGGCTGTGAAGTTCTGTCGTACCGTAACCACAACGGGCTACCTCATCGTGACGAGATCACCATGCTTGCTCAATTCTATCACACGAAAGCAAGAGATCCTACACCTGAGATTACAATGGCTCAATCAATTGGTTTCGCCTACGCTAGCTGCGGTAACCACTCCCGCGTACTTTGGGTTCTAAAAGAAATTTACCAATTCTACAAGGACAAAGGCTACACTCCAAACAGAGCCGGACTGACTCTCACCTTCGGTGAATCACCGGATTTGCTTATGCCTGAAATACCTTTAGATCACTTCCCAACAAAAGAAGAGATCCGACGGTACCTCACCTGTCCTCTATACACTAATGAAGCACAAAACGCTCGGACTTGGCCAAGAACGTTGTTCCTCAACGCTCCCGCCGAGTAAAAGCCGATCG